CAGGAATCCAAGGCCAAGCGCGAGAAAGAGGCGGCCGAAGGCAAGTCGCCCGGCCGGCGGAAAAAGAGCACGTCCCGGATGCCGCGCAAGACCAATCCGCTGCTGTTCAGCGGCGGCCTTCGCAACGCGATCACCTATGTCATCCGGAGGCGCGGCGCATGATGGAGATGATCGCCGATCTGCTCTCCGACGAGGACCTGGTGCAGAGCCTGGACATCGAGCGCCTGGGCGAAGGGGTTTCGCCGAGGGGGCGCACCGAAACGACGGTATTGGAGCGCATGACCATCCAGGCCGCCCTGCAGCCGGCCACACCTCGCGAGCGCGAAACCCTGCCCGAGGCCGAGCGCGACAAGGATGCCCTGACCCTCTGGTCGCTGGCTCAGATCACCGCCGAGATCCGCTTCGACCATGCCGGATCGGCGTGGCGTGTGCGGTCGGTCGAGACCTGGACCAGCAGCGGCGAGACCTATTACCGGGCGGTCGCGGTGATGGAGAGCGTGCGATGAGCAACAGTTCGGCCACCGGCGGCCCTTTGGCCGTCCAGGGCGGCCTGTCGCGTGAAGCCCTGGAAGATGTCATCCACGACCTGCTGGCCGGTCTCACCGGCTTGGAGGGGGCGCTGATCCGGCCGCGCTACCAGCCCAAGCCGCCGCCGCAACCAAAGCCCGAAGTGGACTGGTGCGCCTTCGGCATCACGGAGGCGGCGCCCGAGGGCACTCAGCTGATCCAGGGCGACGGCGCGGCAGTCCTGCACAGCCAGGCATCCCTGACCGTGGCCCTGTCCTTCTACGGTCCGGGCGGCGACGTTCTGGCCGGCCGGGTCCGGGCGGGGCTGCTGATCGCCCAAAACCGGGAGGGGCTCCGTGCGGCCGGTCTGGCCTATGTGTCGGCCGGCGCCATCATCGCCGCGCCGGAACTGGTCGGCGGGTCCTGGCTGCCGCGCTTCGATCTGACCCTCACCCTGCGCCAGGCCGAAGCCCTGGCCGTAGCAATCGAAAATCTCGCCTGCGGGCGCCACCAACTCATTGCCAATAGCTGAGGCATATCATGACCAAAGCCCTCTCTGTCGACCGCGTGGTCAAGGTCTCTATCAATCTGGCGCCGCTCGCCGCCGCTCGCCGGAATTTCGGCGCGCTGTTGCTGCTTGGATCATCCGAGGTGATCGATCAGGGCGAACGTATCCGCGCCTATGCCGGCATCGATGCCGTAGCCGCCGATTTCGGCCTTGCCGCGCCGGAATATCAGGCCGCCGAGCTGTTCTTCAGCCAGTCGCCGCGCCCCTCACTCCTCTATGTCGGCCGCTGGATCAAGGAGGATGCTTCGGCCGTGCTGAAAGGCGCCGCCTTGAGCGAGACGGAAGCCGCTCTCTCGGCCTGGACCGGCATTACCGAGGGCGCCATGACCATCAATATCAACGGTCAACAGCGCACGGTTGAGGATTTGGATTTTTCCGATGCCGTCACCCTGGAAGGCATCGCCGCCATCGCCTCCACCGCCCTGTCGGGCGAAGGTGCGCGCCTCGATTACGACGGCAGCCGCTTCATCTTGTCGAGCGCCGCGACCGGCGCGGCTGCTGTGCTGGGATATGCCGACGGCCCGCTGGCCAGCCAGATGAAGTTGACGACCGATACCGCCCTGGCTCCGGTGCCCGGCGCAGACGCGGAAACGCCGCTGGAGGCGGTGGCCGTGCTGGCCGACCGCTCCGGCGACTGGTACGGCCTCGCCTTCGCCGATCCCGGCCTTGCGGTGGAGGATCACCTCGCCGTGGCCGGCTTCATCGAAGCCAGCGCCAAAAGCCGTATCTATGCGGTCACCACCACCGATACCCGGGTGCTGGATGCCGCATTCGGCAATGATGTCGCCAGCCGGCTGTCGGGGCTGGGACGCCGCCGCAGCCTGGTCGTCTATTCGTCCAATCCCCATGCCG